GTCATATGTGTTTGAAATTTGAACTGTCTTACGTGAGATTTGTGTGTAGTTACCTAATACTGTTGTAGCAGGTAATGTTGCGAATGAAGCGTCATCACCTTCAACAGATGTATTAGTACCAGCTGCTGCGAGGGCGTCGGTCTGCCATTGGTGATAGGTTTGCCCAGCGCTCATACGCTTTGCAAGTGATAATAATGGTGTATCTTCTGGAGAAATATCAAAAATGATATCCTCAAATGATTCTGCTATACCTTTACCGGTATAACTATTGGTTGCTGCTGTTGCCATGATTTTGTCCTTTGTAAATTAAAGCATGTTTTCTATGAGTTTTGCAGCCATATCTGATTTGCCTGTCTTACGTAATTGCTCACGTAGTTGACGAGCATTAGAATTGGCTTCCGCTTTTGTGTCTTTAGCTCCAGGTTTCACAACTGGTTTTGCGCTTGACACCTTTTTCTTTACAGTAGAATTTTGTTGTAATTTGCGCCATTGCATAGCGTCATGCAATACCTTCACGTGACGAGGGTCAACAATTGCGTTGAGTTCTGCATCTGAAAAGCCATACTCTTTGCCAGTAGATAACAATGCTTGGTTAGTCTCAGGACTCCAATTTGGTATCTCTTTTGCTAGAATCTCTTTTCCTTTAGCTATCTTCTCAGCCATCAATTGCGTTTGCTTACTAACGACTTCCTGCTTTTTGGCTTCAAACTGTGAAACGAGTTGACTACGTTGTTGCTGTAGTTGGTTATATGTAAAGAAATGTTTTTGCGCTTCCACAAAGTCACTATCAGATAACTCTTGCCAATTCACGTTAGCATATTGGTTGAGTTGTTGGTCTAGTGCTGTGATTTTAGCTACATCTTCTATTAAGACATTGTTAAGTTGCATTTGTTCTTGAAAGGCTTGCTCTTGAGCTTTAATTTGCTCAGCATAGGCTTCTAGCTCTTTACGTTGTTCTGCGACTTGTTGTGTCTTTTATGTGTAGTCTAAGCCTTGTTGTGCTAATGCTACGACTTCGTCTAGTGGCTTTTCAACTTCTTCACCATTAACTTTTAGCTTTAAGATAGCAGGAACTTCATCTTCCGACTGTTCTTCTTCTTCAGCTTGGTCATCTGGTGCATCATCTGTTGCTTCTTCTTCTGCATCTGTTTCTTCAACAGGTGCTTCTGCTTCAGCCTCTAGTGGTGGTTGTTCTTTCTCTTCAGGTGCATCTAAATTAGCTTGCACATCAGATACAATATCATCACCTAGCATAGCCTCTAATCGGCTTTGTGGTGACTGTTCTACGACTTGGTCACTCATAATATTTTCCTTGAAATTAGACAATAAAAAAACCTACCGAAGTAGGCTTTAAGTGGGCTTGTCCTTACCCAAATATCTTAAACTTAGGTCTATCCGTCTGAATAGCTGCGAGCTTACCTGTTTGCATAACGTCAGTAAGTTGCTTGTTAATTTGGTTTAGTAATTGTAATGCGATAACTAATCTGTTATGGGTCTTTTCGTCACCTAGTGGACTATTAGTCATACTAGATACAATGCTTTCACGAACCTTCTCTAATGCTTCTTTATAGATAGGGTTATCTAGTATCTGTGCTGCTTGTTCACCACGTTTTACTTCTTCTAGTGACTTATCCGCCATACATCATTCCTGATTGTGCCTTAATTTGTGCGATAGCTAAATCTGTTTCAGCTTTGAGTTGAGCTTTAAATCTTTCTAACTCTGCTTGTGCTGCTATCTTCTCACGTTCAATTATAACATCATTTTGTGAACGTAACTGCTCTTGTTGTAGTTGAGCTTGAGCTTTCTCACGTTCTATTTGTAATTGACCTTGAACAGCAATTTCAGCTTCAGAAGGTTTATCTTCTTGCTGACCTTCCATTTGTGGTGTATTAGCTGGGTTTACCCAGAATTCTTCAGGGTTCTTAAAGCCTGCGTTTTGTGTAAGTTTAGCTAACGCATTGTAAATCTTCTCTGGGTTTGTAAGACCTACTTGGATAGCTTCTTTTTGCATATTCAAGATAGATGTTAAGTGCATAAGTTGTTGGTCTTTATTACCAGCACCTAAGCCTACAGAGATAGATAAGTCTTTACGGTCATCCCATTCTCTTGGGTCAATCTCTACCCATTTGTTTCTAATACGAACAATGTCAGGTTTAGTAAGTGTAGTTCTGACTAACTTGTGAACAAGTTTAAATAGTTCTTTTACGCCTGTTTCTGACCATTGTTAGCTAGATACATGTTATCTAACTGACCACGAATAAGTGTAGACTTGATAAGCTGAATGTCCATAGTCAAGTCAGCATAAGAACGACCAATATGTCTATGTGGCATAATCATAGGAGTGATACATGCAAATGGAACATACTCGCATGGCTCTTTGTAGAGAATAGTATTACCTAATACGACTACTCTATGTCTCTTACCTTCTAACTTAATGTATGTGTCTTTAACTAGAGCTTCGTTAGACTCAATAGCTCTATCATATTCTTCGTCATAAATATCACGTGCATTAGACTCTTCTTCAAATGTATCACGAAGGTCTGACATGATAGACTTAATGTATTCTAGTGGCTTGTCAAATGTTTCTGCAATATCTGACAACTGCATAACTTCTCTGTGCTGAACGAAACGTGCATCTTGTAAGTTAGGACCTGATACTTCTACAGATACCATCATGTTTTCAGGTGCTACGTTCTCAATGACAATCTCTGTTTCTTTTTCTGTAATCTTGAGCTTAACGTCATGTAACATAGGTTGCACAACTGTAGCTGGGTCAACACCATTGATAGCTGCTTGTTGATAAACAACATCCATGTTGATAGATGGGTCAGGATAGGCTTCGTGTTCTAATACTTCTGTATTCTCATCTGACGCTAACATTTGGAGTTGTGCGTCTGTTAAACCTTTATACTCGTACTCTTCTTCTTCTTCTTCTTCTTCTGCATAGACTTTTACATAACCGTTTTTAGAGAGTAATGCGTCTTTAAACCATACGTAGAATATCTTGAACCCTTCGTTCTTTTCCATAACGATATGGTTAATGTAATCTGTTTCTTGGTCTGCTGCGTCTTGGTCTTCTGGACCTTTAGGGTCAAACTGAACAACCTTATCACCGGCTACAAAGACTTTTAAAAGCTGTGGGAGTGCTGACTCAATCGTGTCTTGAACGTCATAAGATACAACTTGTGAACGACCTTCTTCTTCGTTACCGAATGGTTGTCCTAGGTAGTAGTCAATCGCTTCTGCTCTATCATTAGACAATGCACTATCATTTACACCATAGGCAATATTCTCTTCTGCCTCAATCTGTGCAATTATCTCCATGTCTTGTATCTTCATACTATTCCTCTGTTATTGTATTGTATCTTACCAGTAGTCCATGACTCGTTCTTCATGTTTTCTATGGAAGTACATAAGTATCTAAATGCGTCTGCACCATGGCTATATTCGTCATGTAATGGCGCACCAGGTTCGTTAGTTGCAGAGTTTATACTTCTGCGATAATTCTTTAAACATTCAACAAGTCTATTTGCTGACTTGTCAAAGTATATTCTGTGAAAGTTCATTCGTGCTAGTTTAATACCAGACTCTATATCTTGTTTAGGAACAATACGTACATCCCAACCAAGTTTACGCATAATATCTTCTGCTGATATGCCATGCTTAAAGTCTTTAGACTGTCCGTCATGTGGTAAGAACATTGTTCCCCAATTGTATGACATATCTTTTAACTGTGCTGAATAACTATCTAATGTTCTGTGGTCATCTTCTATGTAACCAATAACACGTAAGTCTGATACACCTTTTTGGCATAGGATAACTGACATGCTATCATTCCAACCTAAGTCCATCACTACATGAACCTTAAGCATTGGGTCATAAGGAACAGTTGTTATACGACCATTCTCTTGTGCTTCTCTTATCTCGTTAGCATAGATAGCACCATCTACAGCAGCTTTACATTCACCTTCCCAGATGTTTGCATAGTCAGGATTAGTCTTTTCGCTATGCTGACGTTCTATCTCTAGCACCTCAGGAAACCATGGGTTGTCTTGGTAATTAACCTTAACGACTTTAGCGTTCTCTGGTGGATTAACGACAAATCTTTGGTATGTATCATCTGTATCTATGTTAGGGTTAAATGATACCCATATCTCTGAATTAGGTTTACGTATCGTAGGTATTAAAATATCCCACGACTTCTTTGATACTGTTTGTGCCTCTTCCACCCAGACGATATCACATCCTTCAAAAGACTTAATGGACTCCACAGTATTAGTAGCCAACCCAGTAAAACTGAACGTGCTACCGTTAAGACCACGTATCTCTGCTTCCAATACTTCATAGAAAGCTCCTAGACCTAATGCTTGTATTTGGTCGTTAAGTAATGTATGGACTGACTGCTTAATAGACTTTTGTATTTCACGTGCGCATAAGACACGTGTAGGTTCATTAGCTGCTTTTATAAGCAATGCTCTTGCATAAGACCAGCTTTTCCCAGAGCCTCTGCCGCCATAACTTACTTTATATCTGTATGGCTCAAAAAGAAACTGTAACTTATCAGGAAATGTTGCTATCGTCTGGCTTGACAAAGAGTATTCCTATTCCACTAGGTAAGTTAGAACCATCTGGTCCTGTTAATTCTTGAGTAGCTACAGCTTTACCATCTAATCTATCGCCTACTTCTTTCATAGCACCTAAATCACCTTCGGCTGCTTTTTCAAATAGCTTTTCTGCTATAGCATGTATACGCTTATAGTCTTCTTGTATGGCAAGTTTACGAATCGTATTTGCCCATATCCTATTGTTTTTACTAGAATTTGTGTTTCCTGGTTGCCCGCCTACTTTACGCTCTAATTCTTCTTCTTTGTCCATAATATTGCAACTCCCTTAGGTTGGTTGCCCTCTATTGTTTATCGACTTAATAAGCCTCTATAGTACATTTGTTCAATTAGTCTTGGGTCAATATAGTTTTGTTGCATTGTCTTACCTGGATTGATAAGATTTTGTATGTATTGACCTTCTGTTGCTGTCATTTGATTTGGATTTATTGGATTTTGTAAATACTGTGCTTCTCTTGATGTAGTTAATGGACTCATTACAGGTTTTGGTTGAGTCATTTGTAACGTTTTAAATTCTTCAGGAGTCATTAATGATGTATTCGTACTTAACAATCCTTGTTGAGCCATTTTACGAGCTATTAACTCTTGTTGGGTTGGTTGACCACCTGTCATAGCATTTACTAAATAGTCTAAGAAGTTCATAGTTCGCTTTCCCTGTTCTTTCCTTTAAGAGGATATATCATTCTTTGATAGCACTCCCACCATTCTTGACTATAGTCTGTATTCTGATAGTCTTTAAAGCATGGTGTGCCTAATGTGTGATGCACTAGTTTAGCATCTTTATTATATTCGTATTCTGTTTCTAACCAGTTCCATGTTTCGTCTAGCTTACCTACTTGTTCTTCAGGATACTTGAGCCATTCAAATCTGTGTAGGTATTTACCTGTTTGTTCTTGCACAAACTTAGGTGTTAATTGTTTATTGAGCCAATGCCCACAATTCCATAGCATTACTGATGACCAGTTTTTCTTAGGGTAATCTTCATTTTTAGCACCTAGATACTTGATAGGATGCTTTGTTGTGTAGTTATGCTTTACGACTTTGACTGCTTCGTCATTATCAAAGTTAGCTAGTATCTCTGCAATATCTGTTCGGCAAGTCATATCTCCATCTACGAATAGTGCGATACCTTTAAAGTTATTTAGATATGGCACTAAAAAGCGTGAATAGATAAATGCGTTGCTACCGTCTTTATGTGTTTCTTCGTAGTCTTTTAAAGTATTTAGTGCTAATGGTGTAAAACTTACCGGTATAGATGACTTTTCTATAACTGACTGGCAAAAGTTATGATATGCAACTGGTTCTACCTTACCGTCATATCCTACGTATATATCTAGTTTTACCACTTTACCTTGTTTGCCCAGTATGCGGCTGACATTTTACCTTTTGCAATGTTTTTAGCGTGTCTTGCTTTAAATGACTTTGCTCTATCTGTATTTGTTTTGTCACCACTTACACCTTTTTGACCAAAGCGTATAAGTTTTTCTACTCCACCTTCTCTAGCTAATACTGCATGTGACTTAGTAGGATGACTAGGTGTTCTCTTAGGTTTATTATAACCTGAGAATGTTTCTTTGCCCTTCTTAATCATTTCTTTTTACTTGCTGATTGTTTTAGAGCTTTAGCTGTAGGTGCGCCTTTAGTGCCTGGTTTGCGCATCTTTTCGCCACTACCTGCTGCTATACGTTTACGTTTAGCATGGATATTAGCCCATAAGCCTGGTTTAGTAGCCACGCTTTGCACTTTTTTTCATAGGTTTTGCTGCTACTTTCTTACCTGATTTCTTAGCGTATTCTTTAGCTTCTTTTTTGCCTTTTTCCGTGTAGGCAAACTTTTTCATTCCGACCATTGGCATAATTATTTTCCTTTCTTTTTACCGAGACCACTAACTGATAAGGCTATTGCAATACCTTGCTTTTTATTTTTTACGACTGGACCACCTTTACCTGAGTGTAATTTTCCTGCTTTAAACTCACGCATCACTTTGCCCATCTTCTTTTCTTTCCCTGCTTTGGTTGTTGGTTTCTTCATAGCTTTCCCTTAATTTAATAAATCTGTGGTCATACCTACAATCGTTACATAATGAATACTCTGTAAAATCAAAAGGCTCACCGCATTGTTCACAAATGGATAACTTCATATAAAAGAAAAAGCCCAACCACGGAGAGAGTGCAGTCAGGCTTTTTATGTAATTACGTTTTTAACGGACAGGAATTATCTGAGAAACGATATTATATCATATATAATAAATATTTTCAACAAGTTTATGCGTTTATCCTTCTTCCTGCTATTGTAAGTAAATTATCGTATGCCATCTCTAATTGCCAATAAAAAGCAAGTGGTGGTTTAGCACCTAAGTATTTAGCATATATAGCTTGTTGTTGAGATGAATCTAAACTATGGATAATAGCATCTATTGTTCTGACATTGCTCATGTCTTGAGCTGAACACATTTCTTCAAACACTTCGCTTGTAGACTCGCCACCTGATGACATACCTATGCTTTTAGATGGATAGCCTAGCTTGTGATTATCCGACGTTCCATACTAATCATATTGTGTTAGCGTATATGCTACGCTTTGTCCAAATGTTTCTTGTGTAGTTCTTTGTTGCAAGTTATGTTTAGCGTCATCTGCATTGTGTATGATAATACCTTTTATCTGCTCATCTGTAAAGTTTGCTGTGTGTCCAAATATAGTTTGTAGTGGATGTGGTTGTGGCACGTAATAGTGCATAAGTCTATTTTGGTTATCTTTGTAAGCATGAATAACATTTGCATCTCTCATCTCTACAAGTATGTTCTTTGTAATAGGATAGTTAGATTGTATATGTTCTGCTATGTCGTTTATTGTTCGTGGTTCTGTAAGATAAGCTAATATCTTTTCTTTCACGATACATCTTTCACTTTGCAATGGTATTTCCTTTTCTCATCTTGATGCCACCCATGAACATGAATAGTCCAACCTGCCTCACGAACAGCATTTACATTTTCATGATTAGCTATTTTTTTACATCTTGCATTAAGATTGGACGCTGTGGTTGTTTGAACTGCTAATACTTCTTTACCCTTTAAAGCTAAAAGGTCTATAAATCCAAAAAGGTCTTGTCTTATTCTAGCAAAAGCGTTCCAATGCTCAACAATTGCTACTGTATATCCTTCTTCTTTTAATTTAGCTAAACTTAATTGAGTCGGTGATTTACTTGCCATCAAATTGGCTTTCGTTAGGTTTAGATGTGCCTTCCCATAATCTTTCTAATTCACCTGTAGACTTGTTGAGTTCGTATTCAGCTAAATGTGGTGATGTATCAGCATCTTTCTTTTTCTTGCCAAATATCTTATCAAAGTTTTCGTCAAATACAGCTCTATCTGTAAACGGTCTTGGTGCGCTTCCTTTTCCCATTATATTATTCCTATCATTTCATGTTCCCAAAGATATTGCATTGTAGTAACGTAAGCTCTGTTCCACATCTCACGTCTTTCTTCTTTTGTTAAGTTTTTACCCATATCTAGTGTGTAATGGCACTCATAACATAATGCAGCACATAACGCATCTGATACTTTAATACCCATACCTTTACCTTCATTACGGTGTGCAGCACAAACTGTTTCAGATATTATACCACAATGTTGACAAGGCAATTGTCTTAAAAGTTTAGTTAGTTTTTGATTGCGATATATCATATTTTTTAAATTTTTCTGAAATAATTTTAGGAACTGTAGCATCCCAATTTATGCTGTGATGCAATCTTTTTTTGTTTTGACCCATTTGTCTTACTTTTACACTAGATGGATTATAAAGCACAGAATAAAAACTTTTAACGTATGTGCCAGAACTTAAATAAATATCAGTTAAACCACCAGCATTACTTTGAGTTTGTTTTTGTTCAAGTCTTAATTGTGCAATAGTCATAAACAAATAACCTTTATAACCAAAATAACAATAAGCATTTACATCTTCATTAATTCTACCTACAAATTGAAAAGGTCTATCAACTGAACACAAAAAACTATTCATAATTTTTCTTGATATTTGACCATCTAAAAATGTTTTACTTAAACCACTATTTTCACCACCAATAAAATCACCACCTTGAGCCATGCAAATAGAAGTAAAAGATGTTTTCTTATAAAAATCTAACATGATTTCAAATATCTTGTCTAAGTTTTCAATATATTTATTCGTTACATATTTTTTATTATTATCAAATGACCATCTAAAATCAGTATAGTCATCATCAAGTTGAATAAAATATTTATAACCTAATTGTTTAGCTATATCAAAACAAGCATTTCTAGCAAACACTACTGCCCTTTTATCATCAAAACAATCACCAATGTCAAAGGTAGTTGCAACTTTATCTTTAGAAAAAGTAATCACTTGATTACCATACTTTTCAACATATTTATGATGAGACTTATCTTCATCATCAAGAATAATAAAAATTTTACCTGTATAACCTTTTTCTTTTAAAGTGTCGTAAGTGTACACTCTGTCATGTCTATTATGACTTAATATAAAAACACAAAAATTATCTTTCACTTTGTTCTTCCAGATATTGATTTGATAATTGATTATTTAAAGCAACATAACCATATTCAATAGCTTTATCAAAATCAACAATGACTAATGCTGATTGTTCCATTAACTGTTGCATTTCAGAATTTGAATGAGCATAGTAATCTGCAATTTTTGAAAAATTAAATACAATATGTCTATATGCTGCAAAAATTAAAAACTTCTTTTCATCTTCAGAAACATTAGACTGATTAATTTTTTGGATTAATTTTATTGTTTTTAAATTATCAAACAATTCATATATGTTAGGCTTTTCATATTTAGGTACATATAAAGGCACATCAACTTTTTTTGTGTATGTTGTGTCAATAAGACGTTGCTCATTATCATCAAACATTTCTAATTTTTGTTGTATTGTCATGACTAAAAATCCCAACCCCAACCCATTGTTTGCGCCCATACCTCTATCTGCTGTTGGTATTCTGTCATCTCACTTGTGGTTAGTTTAGTGGTTGACTTTATAAGTTCTACAGGCATACCTGCTATTTCTGTTTGGTAGCGTAAGAATTTATACCCCATGAGTTCGTGTATCTTATCTTTTTCTATGCCTAAATGTTGACCTATACTTGTGTATAGTTCCCATAATCTTTCGTTTTGTTCAAGACTTCTGTTTAGTTTAGCGTCTGTGACTGTAACACGCCAACGTTTAGTAAAGTCAAGAGTTTTTAGCTTCTCTATTAACATTGGCAAATTGTCTTTGGTTAATGCCCACTTTATCATCTCTCCATCCTTTCGTTTTAAATACTTGTCCGTCTTTAGAAGTTGCTTTGTATTCTATATCTGAACCAAATAGCTTTTTACACTCTTTAATAAAATCATTTATAGTCATTATTTATCCAGTTTTTATCCCACATTTCTTTATAATGGTCATCTTTGTAAAAGTCTTCACGTTTCCATCTATCAAACTTTTGTCTAACATGCAATGGTAATATCTCTTTAGGTTTATCTGGTGTTTGAATAACATATTCTACTGCATTATAAACAGATGTCAAATGTGTAAAAGGTAAATTATCAAGTGTCATGGTGATTCTCTATAACATAAAGTTTTTTGACTAAACCAAAAATTAAATGAGCCTTCCCATTGACCATTTCTTTGTTTTTGAATAAATACTTTAGCATCTGGAATAATTTTTAATTCATCATCAGAAGTTTTACCTTCTTCTACTAACTTTTCTTTGTATCGGTTGCGCCATACACAGATAATGTTATCGCATAGGTTTCTTATATGTGAACTACCCATAATATTTGTTGCATCAGGTATTTCTGTTTCGTCTTTTAATTTTCTTGTATGTGCTACCAAAAAAACAGCAATGTTTAAATCACGAGCCGTAACTGCCAGTCTATCTGTAAATAATTTTTGTGACTCTAAAGACTCTTCACTAATATCACTTATTTTCATTAAACTGTCAATGATAAAAATTTCAACACCTAGGACATGTTTGGCATAGTATAACGTAGCTATCATGTCTTCAGATGTAGTGGTGCCTAACTGGTCATAAATATACAATTTTTCTTTTGCTCTATCACAAAATTTACGGATGTAATCTTCTGTTGGTTCTGGTGAACCTAATGCTTGTGTAATCATCCGAGCTAATGAAAGCACAGGTCTCATTTCCAATGAAGCAATTAAACATTTTGTATTTTGTCGCATCATAGACAATATAACTTGTGAAAGCCACATAGATTTACCATGCCCTGATACCCCTGTCAAAATAGTTAGTTCGGCATTCCTAACACGAAACTTATCTTCCGTTTTAAGCCAACCAAGCGATTTACCACTATGGATTTCTTCATTAAAATACTGGACCACATTATCAGTAAAAATATCCGTACTCTTAATTTTAAACTCTGCATGAGCATACTCCTGTTCGTAGTAATCAGTAATGACTGACTGATTGACAGTTAATTTATTTAACGCTTCACCTATATTCATTAAATGCCACCTTCCCATGCTCTTTTAATTTGTGTAATACCATCTTCCCATCTCTCTTGGTTAATTAATGTCATAGGTGCTGGCACAAAGCCTTCTTTCCATTGTTTAGTTTCTTTCATCATCTTTACATAGCCTATAACTTTATCAGCTATTAAGTCAAGATTTTTATTTTTCCATTTCTCTAAACAACCTTTTTTATTATTCTTACGAACATTAGGATATAAATTCCAGAACTCATCAAACCTTACAATGGTTTTTATATTCTTATCTAATCTTATCTTATCTCCTATATAATCTGTATATAATTCTTGTATAATTTCATTTTTTATAAACCAAGTATCTAATTCTAAAAGCATTTTTTCTATAAAGGCTATAGGTTTTCTTAAACGAAACGCTATATCGTAGGAATTTGGTAAAACACCATTTGACTCACTTGCTAAACACCATAATTTAAACAAAGTTGCCTGTTTTATATCATCTAATTTCATAAAATCAGGGTCATTTAACAAGTCACGACCATAACATTTAAACCATTTCATATCACTTTTATGCTTAAAATGTTGAAACTTATCCCAGTTCTTAATTTTCATATACTCTCCTTAAAATAAACATTCTTCGTACAGGTCTGTGATTGGCACAGTCTTTTCTTTAGGCAAAACTTTTAATTTACAGTTAGGTCTACTCTCTAAAAAGTGCAAAGCTGAAGACTTATCTGCAAAAGCTCTTAACGGCTTTTCATCAAATTCATCTAATACAATATATCTTAGTTTTTTCATAAAGCAAAACACTATCATAAGTAATTTTTAAATGCAAATATAATTATTATATAATTTTTATATAAAAACACTTGACATGCAATTTTATATCATTAATATAACTATTGTAGTATTTAACTTTAGGAGAGAAAAATGAGAATTACAGGTGCTTATTCAGTAGTTGAAACGCTTGCAGAAAATAAAAACTTGACTTTTAAAGAAGCATTTATGTATATTCACAATAATTTAGATTCATGTGAAAAATATCAAAAACTTGCATATCAGGTAATTAGTAGTGATGTTAATTTGTTTAATGAACTTTGTAAATAATTTTTGGAGAGATAATATGAAAATCAAAACTATGATTATTGGAGCAATAGCTTTCTGGGCATATGTAGCTTTATGTCTATATATTATGGGTAAGTTAGCAGGTGCAATATGATTACAGATAACACAGAAGCATTAACATTGGCATTAGCGTTAGCTATTACTGCACCAAACGATAAAAAAGCAGAAAAATGTGTTAAAATAGCTGATTCACTAGCAAGAAATATGCAAAGAAAAGATGTAGAGTTAGCTATGAAAAATGTATTAGACAAACTTGTTGACTCTTTAGAAGAAAAACAAATATGAATAAATATATTATTTGCTTTATGATAATTTTTATAGCATACTTTACATGGAGAATTATATGCTAGAACATATAGCTAAAATACTGAAACAATTGAATGACGAACTTAAATTAGATAACGATAAATGGGAGAGAGCAAATGTCACAACAACAGTTTTACGACCAAGTAATGATGCAACACCATCAAGAATTACAACAACAGGAGAGAAAGATGAACTATAACGAACTACGTAAGATTAATGTATCAGACCACATTGAAAAGAAAAATGGTCTATCATACTTATCATGGGCTTGGGCTGTAGACACGCTTCTACAGCAAGACCCAACTGCTACATGGACTTATGGCGAACCTAAGCAATTTGGTGAAACGCTTATGGTATTCTGCACAGTCCATGCTTTTGGTAAGTCTATGACTTCACAATTACCTGTGCTTAATTTTAGAAATCAAGCTATTCCTAATCCTGACGCTATGGCAGTTAATACAGCTATGCAGCGTTGTTTAGCTAAAGCTATTGCGTTACATGGTATTGGCTTATATATCTATAGTGGTGAGGATATTCCAGAGTCAGAACAGCCAGCTTTAAAAGCTGTTTCTAGCAAGGATTTTCTATGATAAACCAAGGTACCGAAGAGTGGTTTCAACAAAGGCTAGGCAAGGT